GCTTGACTATGCAGAGCAGCTCCGCTTTAAAGAAAAGAAAATTGCCCAGAACCTCCAGCGGATCGGTGGGATGACGGAAATTCCGATGGAGCCGATTGTGGGGATGGAGTCTCCGTTCCGGTATCGAAACAAAGCACAGTTCCCGATCGGACAGGATAAAAACGGGAAACTGATTACCGGATTTTATGCGGGAAGAACGCATCAGATCATGGAAAACCGGAACTGCTATCTTGGCGTAGAGCAGAACGAAGAGATTTTGAACCGCATTCTCGCGTGGATGGAAGAAAACAGCGTTTCGGCATACCAGGAGGAGACCGGCAAAGGTCTGGTGCGCCATGTGCTGATCCGGTTTGGATTTACAACGAAAGAAATCATGGTCTGTCTCGTTGTGAACGGAAAGAAACTGCCGGCAGAGAAAAAACTCATCCAATCACTGACGGAACTGGAAGGCATGACGAGCATTACACTCAGCGTAAACCGTGAGCGGACCAATGTTATCATGGGGAAAGAGATTCGCTGTCTGTGGGGACAGGAATTTATTACCGATTATATCGGAAAGGTAAAATACCAGATTTCTCCGCTTTCCTTCTATCAGGTAAATCCCGTGCAGACAGAAAAACTGTACAGCCTTGCGCTGGAATATGCTGGTCTTACCGGAGAAGAGACTGTCTGGGATCTGTACTGCGGTATCGGAACGATTTCACTTTTTCTGGCGCAGAAGGCGAAAAAAGTTTACGGCGTGGAGATCGTGCCGGAGGCCATCGCAGATGCGAAAAACAATGCGAAAATCAATGGAATCGAAAATGCAGAGTTTTTTGTCGGAAAATCCGAGGAAGTACTGCCGGAATATTACGAAAAATATGCCAAAGAACATCCAGGCGAACATGCGCATGCCGATGTGATTGTAGTCGATCCGCCGCGGAAAGGATGCGAGGAAAATCTGCTCCGCACCATGGCCGATATGCAGCCGGATCGGATTGTGTATGTCTCGTGCGATTCTGCGACACTGGCAAGGGATCTGAAGATTCTTCAGGAGCTGGGGTATGAGGTGAAAAAGGTAAGAGGCGTGGACCAGTTTCCGATGACGGTGCACGTTGAAACTGTGTGTCTACTTTCTAGGAAATAAGCTGGTTTGCTGACTTGAAATGCGGAAGTTCAGTCGATTTGCCACCCATTTGCCACCCGCAAAAATAAAATAGACCGATTTTCAAGAAAAGCGGCTGAACACTCTGAACTAAAATGAGATGTTCAACCGCTTTTTTACTATGCTTTTTTGTGAATCGCATTCTCGAATACATCAACTGCCGTTTGCTGCATCAGCTCTGTGTTGAATGTGTATGTCTGCAATGTCGTTGTGATATCTTTATGTCCCAGCCGTTCCATAACTGTTTTGGGGTTCACACCGGCCTCGGCCAGAATAGTGCCATGCGTATGCCGCAGACAGTGCGAGTGAAACAATACATTGCCAAGCTCGTAATGAACAACCCGGGCACAATACTTGAAAGAGTCCGGCGTAAGTAGTTCGCCAGTATCCTTGACACACAGAGGGGTGATTTCCTTATAAGCAACCTGGATATCTGCCCTGATTTGAGTTATGGAATTATCCGGCATGACATAAGTGTTCAAATACGCGCCGCCATATTTCAATTTGTTTAATTTTCTTTGATGTATGCCGTACTTCAATGCCTGCTCCAGAGTTTCTCCCATTTTGATTGTACGATAGGAGTCATATTTTGGTGGCTTTATGTACCAGGTCTTATTCCTTTTTTGCCACTGTCCTCTGATATGCAGTTCATGTTTCTGGAAATCTACGTCTTCGTTTAGGTCAATTGCAAATGTTTCGCTTATTCGGGTTCCGCAGTTGTATGGAACTACCAGGGAAAGATGAAAATAGTTTTCGGGTGGAAAACGCTGCAGGATTCGTTCGAATTCTTCAACAGGGCATACATATTCTGCGTGAGCTTTGGCATCCGGATCTATTGGCATTTTGCCTACCCTAACAGGAATGCATGGATTTGCCTGGATGTATTTCAGCGGTATAATCGCATAGTTCAGTGCACCCTGCAGGCAGGTCAAAGTATTTTGAATCATACGCTTTGACAATCCTTTTAATTTCATGTTGTCAACCCATTCCTGAACTTTGTCCGGAGCATATTGAAAGCTGCTTAATTTGTACATGCCGAACGCTGGCTTTAAATGTAAACGTATTTTGGATTCGTAGTCGCGGTATGTATTATAGCTGTATCCGTGATCAATATTCTTTTTGATTGCAGTCTCTAACCAATAGTCAAGATAATCGGAAACGCTGATTTCTTTTGGAGAAAATGTTCGACCGACATTATTATACTGCGCAATTGCGGCCGCGCGGGCATCTAAAGCCTCCTTTTGCGTCCGAAAACCGCCTTTCTCAATTTTCTTTCTCTCACCGTTTATCTTTGCAGTGTCAAAATAGTAAGACCATGTTTTTCCTCGTTTTCTAACTCCCTCAGCCATAATAGCCATCCTCCTTTGTATTTTTGATAGTTTACGCCTGAAAATAGGCAAAAAAGGGTACAAAAATAACACCGAACAAACTTTTTGGTTGTTCTGGTGTCCAGAAAATGGTATTATATATCCGGGTGATTGTCCATTTTCTGGATGATCAATTTCAACTGCCGTCCTGGTGTTGGCGCACCGGGGCGGTTTTTCTTTTTAATAAATTACTGGGAAATTGTTTGAATCTTTGAAATTATTGGTAACAAGCAATCTGAAAAGATCTAAAATAGCACCAATCAAAAATCCACCACAAGTAATTGAGAACAAAAGTCCCTTTTTAAATTTTCCAACATAAAAATTACATGCACCGGATAATAAAGCAAAAAATCCGCCAAGCCCGATAAGAAAATCAATATTCGATTCACCGCCAATAATCATTACGATCATTGCAACGAACGGAATGAGGGTAAGTTTGATACAAGTTGATTTCTTTTTTGGACTTGCTACAGTATTTAAACCCTTCAGCCCTTCTTTAATACCTTTTCCAAGTTCCGTTCCATATTCAATTGTTTTTGGCGAATAGCCACAATGCGGACAAGTGGTAGCTGTATCAGAAAATTCTTTGCCGCATTCAGGACATTTGATTAATGCCATGATGATTCCTCCTTTTTCTTTTGTAGAATATATTTTTAGGATATAATATCCCAATTATATACGTATAAAATATCGAAAAATTACACTTAAAAATCTATTTCCAAAATTCCATTACTTGTAAAGATGGAACAAACCGGATTGCATAGTTATCTATTGTAACAAGATTCTCTCCATATTTTCTGCTGTAGCATTCCAGAGCTTCTTTTAAGTATTCTTCTGTTACCTGTAGGTATTCGGCCATCTCGTAGAGAGAACGGCAGTGGTGTTTGTAGCATTCGACGATGCCGATCAAACCGATCTGCAGGTCATATCCGCGGAGACGGGCACGGAGTTCCTGTTTTCTGTTCTGAACAATATCCTGATCCATAATATCTCCATAGCTTGTATAATGATGACCAAGTTCCTCAGCAAGAACACAAGATTTTTCAATAGATGAAAGTTTTTTCTCTATAGCTATATTTCCTGCATAATAAAATCCTTTTAATCCAGACACTTCTGATAGATCAAGTTCTACAATATTCAAATCATTATGTGATTTTTGCATTTCTTCATAAGTCAAAAGAATCACTCCTTCGGCCGTGCTGCAATAAGCAATTTTTTGTATTCTTCAATTTTTTGCAATTCTTCTTGTGTAAAATTATCCCCATCTTTATGTGCAGCAACAGTAGTGTTCATATCATCCCAGCCCATTAAGTAAGATGGTGTACAATCGAATATGCGAGCCATTTCCTCGATGGTGGAACGTTTTATATTCTCAACACGCCCATTTTCGTATTTTGCAACAGCGGATTTTTTTAATCCCAACTTTTCAGCGAGTTCTTCCTGCGTTAAATTATTTTCCAAACGACATTTTTTGATTCTGATTGCCATTGTACACATATATAGCACCTCCTTGAAGTGTCTTAATTTTACTACATTTTTAATGATAATGCAATAAAAATCTTAAAAAGTGTCTTGAAAAGACGAAAAAGTGTATTGACAGACAGCTGTAGCTATGATATTATTTGAGTGTCTTAAAAAGACACCATTCAAGAAACAGAAAGAGGTGAAAAAAAATGAATAAGAAAAAATTAGAGTCTGTAATGAAACTGTTTGATGATACGGGACAGACATTGGCAGAGTATCTTGGCATTGCGCGGCCTACTTTTTCAAATAAGTTAAATGAAACAAGAGGTGCAGAGTTTACGCAGGGCGAAATACGAATGATGAAAGAGAGATATAATTTAACGGCACAGGATGTGGATGCAATTTTTTTTGATTCAAAAGTGTCTTAAAAAGACACTGACAAGTGAACAAAAAACTGACAGAAGCACTATTCTATCAGTTTTTGCCTAATTTTGTTTACCCTATATATTTTGCAGATTGTTCACTTAAGCCCCCAACCGTTGCCGAAGCCCCGATCCGTTGCATACATGTTCAATCACATCTGTAGTGCCAAATGCTTCTATAAAATATTTCGTCACTTACGCAGTCTTAGTTCTGCAAATAAAAGATTAGCCCATTAGCTGACGAATATGAGAAAGACTATGATAGCTCATAAAGGGAACAGGGCAAAGTCAAAAGTTTGGTCAATATAACCAGCTCCTTTCATTGCCCATATAAGGGTACAGACTAATTCTAACACTGTAACAAAAATATTACAATGGAAATAATAGGAGGAAGAATGAACAAAGTAAAAATTTTCAATTCAGAAGAGTTCGGAGCTGTCCGAACAGTGACTATTAATGGTGAACCATGGTTCGTGGGAAAAGATGTTGCGCTGGCATTGGGATATAGCTATCCGCAAAAAGCAGTTCGTGATCATGTATTGGAAGAAGACAGAGGGGTGAACGAAATGGACACCCCCTCGGGACGCCAAAAATTGGTAACTATCAACGAATCCGGCTTATACGCCTTGATTTTCGGAAGTAAACTGGACAGCGCGCAGCGCTTCAAGCACTGGGTAACTTCCGAAGTCCTTCCGGCGATTCGCAAAACCGGCGGTTATCGGACGCCAGCCCCGCAGGGAAAAGAGCTTCTTGCGTTGGCGGTGCTGGAAGCTCAGAAGACGATTGAGGAGCAGAACAAGGCAATCGAGCGAATGAAACCGAAGGTTATTTTTGCCGATGCCGTTGAGACAAGCCACACGTCGATTTTGATCGGCGACTTGGCAAAGCTGTTGAAACAGAATGGCGTGGAAACCGGCCAGCAGAGATTGTTTTCCCGACTTCGTGA